TGGGAATAAAAGGGCACCCCCCGGCTCTCGCGGAAGCAAACGCAACACCTCGAGAGCCGCCGAGTTAAGCTGGATCAACCGCGGGCGGCCGGACTTCGAGCATGGCACTAGAAGCGTTTTCTTCTGCCAATCGATGTGCTCCCATTTGGCGTGGGTAATCTCGTTACGTCGGGCGCCGGTCAGCAGCAGTAGTTTGATCGATTGAGCTGCAGTCTGGTTCTCGTCTGTGTCTATGGCTTCCAGCAAGCGATGAGTTTCTTTGGCTGTTAGGAAGCGTTCACGGTATACATCAGGAGCCGTCTTAAGTTCCGCCGCCGGATTGTTGCTAACACCGGCGATGCCCCATTTTTTTGCCAGGTTGAACATATAACGAAGCAGTACAAGGACCCGATTTGTTGTCCCAGATGCATACTGCTGTTCACGCATATGATGAAGCAGTTCGGCCACGCGATGAGATGAGACTTGGTCAAGCGCAAGACGACCTAAACGCGGTAAGATATGGATTCGAAGTACCGTCTCATCTGTTTGCCAGCTGCGCTTCGCGCTTTTGGCAAATGGCATATACGAGTCACGAGCAAATTGGGCCAAGGTAGGAATTTCGTGAAGCAGCTCGCGTTCTTTTTGCGGATCGTTGCCTAGTACCGCCTCGGCTAGGATGCTACGGGCTTTGGTGCGAGCTTGCCGGACAGTCAAAACGCGGACCGAACCGATCTTGAACTGCCGCTCTCTCCCGCGACTATCCCGGTATCGCTGGTAGAAAGTTTTGCCGCCTGAAGATCTGACTTCCAGCATGAAGCCGGGGAGATCCTCGTCAAAATAATCGACCCGCCGGGCACCTGCAGGGCAGATGCTTTGCCGCACAAAGGCCGATGTCAAATTTGTTTTAGGCAAGTCGCTCCCCAACGCAAAATATCGTAAAACAAGATATTTACAAAATCAACCGGGCCTTCGGATTCGGAATAGTCGGTGAGCGGCGGGACTCGTTCATGGAAAAGTCCCCGCTTTGCCTTGTAGCTCGCTCCGATTTTCTCGAAGCCAGAATTTCAGACAGCCGTGCTCGTGAACGTAAACGGTCGCGCCGTTGTTTGCCCTCACGGCTACGGTCGGGAGATCATCCGGCCGGCCGGCGCCGCATTGAGCGCAGATGCGGCCAAGCTCGCTGCGCCGGTCGAGGATCGGAGGAATAGTGAGGTCATCGTCTGCCAGGGCCGTTTCCGGTAGTTGCGGCTTCTCTCCGTCGCCGCCCGCATGGCCATTTGCTCCCCCATGGGGGCCTGCGGGTTCCTTGCCGCATTGCACGGGGGGAGGTTTATCCCCCTCTTCAACCGTGCAACCGTGCAACCGCTGCGGTTGGGGCAGCAGCTCAACCTCCTCCGGCAAGGGGTCGCCGATAACCAATCGCGCTGGCCGGCCCTTGCGGTCCTCAAGGTTGCGCAGAAAGCCGGCGTCCACGGCCGCGGTGACGCGTCGCGACACGACAGACTTGTCGAGTTTCAGCGTCCGCTTGACGTCCGCCTGCTTGACGTCCTCCCTCCCATCCGCGAGCAAGGCCGTGACCGCCTTCACAGTTTCCCGCAGCTCTGGCTTGATTGCGACCTCCGCACCCTCAGCGACCAGATCGGCCACCAATTCGCGGATGGCCGCATAGTCAGAAACCTCCGCCACAAGACGCCCGGCAGCATCTTTTCGCCGGCTCGCCTGATGCAGCAACGCGTGCGCGCGGATTAGCGTGAACACGGTTTTCAAATCGCGGCGCAGCCGAATGGCTACAGGCGAAACCATCTCGGCCAGGCGAGCGGCATAAGGAATATCGACTTGGCGATTCGACGTTGCGAGCCAGGTCTGAAGTGCGTGCCACTGCGATAGATCGGCGTCATGCGTTCCGCCATTTGCTAACGCCCGAAAAACGGCGGCCGTCTGCTCACGCGTATCGCTCACGGTGAGACTCAGCATGCGCGTTTCGTTTTCGGGGTGCAGGCGGACGCTGGTCGTGGTGACGATAAGCCCGGTCGGCCCTTCGCGTTCGATGAGTTTCGGCACCAATCCGTCGCGGGTCTTTTCAACAGTCTCGTAGCGCAGTCGTCCTTCCGAGAGCAGCGATCGAATAAGGTAGGTCGCGAAATCGGATGCCATCCCCGCCGCCTCGTAAATCACAAGGTGCCGGTGCTTCAGGGGTTCGGTCGAATACGCGAGCGCCCGATCGCTCATTGCGGTAAGAGCGTGAAACGCTTCGCAGGGGAAAAATCGCAATACCGATTCAACGGTGAATGACTTGCCGCCCGATGAGGGCCCTTTGACTACGATCGAAACCGGACGGTCTGACAGTCGAGATGTGACAGCCAAATAAATGAGCTTGGCGACTCGACGCTCCCCAACAAGCCCGACTGTACCGAGCGCCCTGTCAAATTCCGCAAGGATGTTTTCGGCGCGCGCCAAGTTAGCGCACAACTCCCATGCCTCCGCCTGTTCTTCCGCGCGCTCGTTCGCCTCCATCGCTGTCCACGGGATCGCCCCGAGCAGCGTCACTTGCCACGCCTTCATAAATCCGGCGGGGTCGGTGATGTGCATTGCGGAGGGGTCTTTAGCCGAGAGCTGAAGCAGCCTGGCTCGTGCCCGCATCGCGGACTGCGCAAGCCACTTCCGCACGGAATGCCCGCCTTTGTCGGGCTCGATCACGACGTAGATTGTTTCGATACCGTCAAACCACTCGGCGTCGCGATCTTCTCGCCAACTCGTCGCGCCCGGCAATCCGATTGCAGGTATGCCATGGTGCCACAAGGTATGGACGTCGGACTCGCCCTCGACCAGCACCACATATCCCGCAGCTTTGGCATCCCCGATGCGGTTCAAACCATACAGGCAAGGCTTGCTGCCGGACTTCCAGCGGAAGCGGTCTCCATCAAGGGCGATCCGGAACCGCACAGCTAATTCTTCGCCGTCAGGTCCCAGATATGGAATGCGCAAAGCGGGTTTGTGGTTGTAGTTAAACTCTGACACCCCGCACGCTTTCAGGAAGTCGGCTGTAATCCCCTTGGCTGCCGCGTATTGGTGCAGGGTAAGGCCGGCCGCGCTCAGTGACACCGTGAGTCGCCGTTCAGCCGCTGATAACTTTGATGATTTGGTCCTCGGTTGCGCAGTTGCACGGTTGTAGGTGGGGATAGACCCACCCACTCCCCCTGCTGATGCGTCGAAGAGGGCGGATGCATCTATTCCCAACGCGCCGATAATCTCCTCACACCCGCAGCCAGCGTGACAATTGAGCAGCCAGCGACCGTTGCGGTTATGAACGCTGAGGCTGTTGTGTTGATCCTCGTGGGCTGGACAGCGCGCGGTCCATCCTTCACCGCTACGCGACACGCCGGTTAGAAGGGCAAGCAGATCAGTCATGATCGCTCCCCACGTTTACATCGCGTACCATCCTTTCGAGGACGCGTTCCCACATGCGCCACGGCAGTAATACCAGCGGATCCGCATTATTGCGCCGAAGAAAGAGCGCGTCGTATTCGGCCAGCCATCTTTCGAGCTTTGCGAACCCGGCTCCGTTCTTGCGGGCTTTTACTTCTGCAACCGCGGGCGCCTCGTCGCGTCCAAATAAATAAATATCGACATCATGCCCGCTGCCACGAAATTTGCTGGCACCTGAGAGCGGATAACGCTCAGCACGCACGCCCAGCGCCTTGTGTCGATCGACTATTTCGCGCTCTATACGATCGCCCTTGCGACGGCGGCGCGTGCCGCCTGTTTTGCACTCAGTACTTGTTGAAACAAAATTCTTGCTGAGTAGGTTTCGATTAGCTAAAGAAGACATGCGAATATTTCCATTGACCCGGCTAGCGGTAGCACGCTCTGCCGGGTTTTATTTTGAGATTCAGCTTGCTTTTGCGGTGACGGGCTCGGCCGTCGATTTGTGCCGACCGGCGGCGGTCCACTCGTCTAGTGCGGCTACCTCGTAACGCACTGCTTTACCGAGCTTTACGAATACTGGCCCGGTGCCATTGACTCGTTTTTTTTCGAGGGCGGATTCCGATAATTGGACGCGGGCCGCTGCTTCCTTCGTGGTGAGAAATTCCTTTATGGGTGGCACTCGGCGCCTCCATCCTATTGAGTACAGATGAAGGCATCATGGGCGACCTCTGGCAGCAAAGCGGGGGTTTATTTATCCGCACGCGCTTGCTTAACGACCCCGGCTCGCGGGCGATCACGCCGAGCACGATAAATTGCATCCGCCAATGATCTTAGTTCGGTGAATGGCTGCAAAAATTGATCCCGAGGCAATTCTTTCTGCACCGCTGCCACAAAGCGCACAAAAAGCGAGTCCTCCTTACATCTGGTGTCCTTGCTTACTCCGGCTCGTAGTCCAGCCTGCTGAATTATGGCGGTGAGATCATTTACCCAGCCGCTCCAGGCGTCACCGTGTTGCTGACAGTCCGACGTTTCTAGAGTGCCAATTTTGTTCAAGGCTTCACTGAACGCCGCCAGATCTAGAATAAAGCTGCCGAGGTGATCACCGAAAGGCCGCCGATGCTGCGACGGCGCACGAAAAAGTTGCCCGAGTTTATGCCTTAAAAGACTGTGGGCGTCGGTTTCACATTTCGAGATGCCCCGCAGATCAGGAAGCAATTGATGGACGAGCGGCCTTAGTTTGGAGATTCTGCGCAAAATCTCTTTAGCTGCCGCCAACGGCTCGGCCTTGTCCTCCATCTTTCTGAGCCAAACATATTTGACAGTTGCCCTTTCAATATGTTCGCGAAGGGCATCGGAAAACTTGAGGCGATATGATGATTTTTCGATTCTCGTCCAAGCATCCGGCGTGATGTTTAGTGCGGGTCTCGGAATACTACTGGTAATCGGAAGGCGTAAGAGTCGTGCTGGCATGACGTCCGGGCGATATTTGGGGCCGCAATACGAACGCGCGGCAACACACTGCTACATAGTAAGCCACAAAGGGCCGTCCCTAAAGGTGATTAGCCTTGGTGCGTGGTCATTTTGTGAATAACTTTCAGCAGATAAGGCGATTTGCCGTCGCCTCGAACGAGGAGCAAATGAGCGAAGGTCGGCCGACGCGTTTTCCGAGCTATTTGCGTATTAGGGCGCCAGAAAAGCTCCCCGACGCGGTTGCGGCAGTCTGCGGATAAGAAATTCACGACCGCATCCGAATATGTGCGGCAGGCAATTATCAAGGAATTGAAGGCAGATGGATTCGAGGAATTGAGCGCCGCGTGAGGCGCGCACGCGTTTAGTCAAGAATTAGTTTCAGGCATTGCGTTTTCGCCGATGGGCGTTCCGGCATCTAAGGAAAACATCGCTAGAGAAATTTCACCGCTTCGAGCTTTTGGAGCGGCAGATTGGATTTGGACAGGTCAATGCCACAAACAAAACCGGCCTATTGATCAGAGATTTAAGGAATAAAATATTATGCCCGCCGGGCGGCCACGCGGTTCACCGAACAAAGATAAGCCGTTTCGTGATGCGCTGCGCGTTGAGGCCGCGCTTGCCGAGCAAGGCAAAGAAAGTCCGGCTCACAAGGGATCACTCCGCTATATCGCCAGACAGCTTCTCAATCGTGCAGGCGAGGAAACCGCCGCGGCGCGCGAGATTGGTGATCGTCTCGACGGCAAGCCAGCACAAGCCATCGTAGGTGATGACCAATTCGATGCAATCAGGCACGTTCACGAAGTAAGGCGCACCATTGTTCGATCAGAAAACGGGCAAATTGCACATAAGAACGGCCAAGGTATTTGAGCCGTTATTGCAGCCGGCTCGCTACAAAGGGGCGTGGGGCGGGAGAGGCAGCGGTAAGAGCCATTTCTTTGCCGAACTGGTCGTTGACGAGCACGTTAGTGGCCGCGGATTGCGAACCCTGTGCGTTCGTGAGGTTCTGAAAAGCCTCAAAGAGTCGGCCAAGTTGCTGATCGAGGATAAAATCCGATCTTTGGGCGTTGGGCATCTATTCGAGGTCCAAAAGGACCGCATCAAGGATATTTACGGCGGGTTTATTGTTTTCGAGGGAATGCAGGACCACAACGCGGAATCCATCAAATCCTTCGAGGGCTTTGATCGGTGCTGGGTTGAAGAAGCGCAGACTTTGAGCGAGCGCAGTCTGGCGTTATTGCGTCCCACCATTCGGAAGGAAGAATCTGAAATTTGGTTTAGTTGGAATCCGCGCCTTGAAAAGGATGCGGTTGATAAGTTCCTGCGCAAGAACAAGCCGGATAATGCAATCGTCGTTCAGGCCGATTGGCGTGACAATCCGTGGTTTCCGGATGTTCTTGAGGCCGAGCGCCAGCACGATCTGAAAGTCTACCCAGAACGCTACGACCACATTTGGGAAGGCACCTACGCCAGGGCTTTTGAGGGGGCCTATTTCGCTCGACAGCTCAACGAGGCGAGGCAGCAAAGACGGATTGGCTTTGTAGCCGCTGACCCAATCTTACCCGTTCGTGCCTTCTTCGACATCGGCGGTTCCGGTGCGAAGGCCGATGCAATGGCCGTCTGGGTTGTCCAGTGGGTCGGAAACCAGATCAACGTGCTCGATTACATTGAGGGACAAGGCCAGATCTTAGCTTATTACGTCAATGAGCTGCGGTCCCGGAAATGGCATCCGATTTGCTATCTGCCCCACGACGGCATTAACGCCAACAGCATCACAGGCAAACGTTACCGTGACCATCTTGAGGAAGCCGGTTTTGATGTCGTGGTTATCCCCAATCAGGGCGCCGGCGCGGCAATGCAACGGATCGAGGCTGTGAGGCGCATTCTGCCGTCGTGTTTTTTCAACGAAGAAACGACAGAGGCGGGAATTGCCTGCTTGGGCTATTACCATGAGAAGAAAGACGAGCAGCGCCACGTTGGACTTGGCCCGGAACACGATTTTTCCAGCCACGCTGCCGACTCCTTCGGCTTGATGGCTATTTGTTATGAGGGACCGGAGGGGCCCCAAACCATTGATGAGCTGTTCGAACGCCAACACCAATATGCTGACGCCACACGATCTGAAATAACAGGCTACTAGCGATGGCCTGAAACGACTATGGCTGTCGGAGAACTTCTGTGGCTTCCGCATTCTGGTTGTTCTTTGCGGTTTCTATGGCAACGCCCGCCATAAGCCATGCGAAAGTAATGAGGGCGATCGCTATCGTGTGATGGCCGCGCCACCACTGGTGCACCGCAAAAGCCATGCTAGCTCCCGCGGTCAACAGCGTCATAAAGATGATCATGGTTGTTATAAGTCTTGATTGCCCCAGAGCAACTGCGCGAGATCGTCAGGCAGTTGTAGGCGCTCTCGCTTCATTTGTGCGCCGTCGGCCTCACGCGGCCACGCCGTCGAAAGGGCGGCTGATCCGCTGCACCGTGCTCGGATCAACGCCAAAACGCTTGGCAATCCCACGCACGCCTTCACCAGTGCGCTTACGCTCGTTCAGGGCCGTCTGAATTCGCTTCTCAAGCTCGGGGGCTATCCGAGGCCGACCAAGTCGTTTGCCCTCGTCCTTGGCCCGCCTAAGCCCGGCGCGGACTCGTTCTGCGATCATCGCCCGTTCAAATTCGGCAAACACCCCCATCATCTGAAACATGGCCTTGCCGCCCGGCGTCGTGGTGTCCAAGCCTTGTTGATGCAAAAACAGGTCGATATGGAGGGCGTGCAGCTCGGACAGGAAGCCAACAAGGTCCTGCAGGCTCCGGCCGAGCCGATCCACTGACCACGCCATCACCATATCGAATTTGCGCTGAGCGGCATCCCGAAGGAGGCGATCAAACTCAGGCCGCCTATCCCGACCCTTAGCACCACTGATGCCATGGTCTTTGTAGACCCGGACGATCTCACAGCCCATGCGCTTGGCGACCTCCCGCAACTCCCGCTCCTGATTGGCGGTGGTTTGGTCAATGGTCGAAACCCGAAGATAGAGGACGGCGCGTTTCATTGAAAAATCCCCCGCCTAATTGATGCCCCCTACATAGCATGAATCGTAGGAAAAAGTATCTGTTTTTACCTACGGTGATGAGCCGCTCAGAACATGCTGATTTTACTGTGGTCGCGAAGCCGATTTTGTGAGGGGTTTTTCCGTACAGCGCTCGGTGCCACAGCCACAGGCATTAGCCTAGGAATTGAAACCCAATAACCTGGGCTCTTAGAGCCAGCACAATCGAACGCACAAACCGCGTCGAGGAATTGTCACAAATCGCGAAGATCATTGCTTGTGCCGGGCATCGAGGGGGACTGATGCCATGAGGAACTTAGAACATCTCGCAATTGTCGCTCTAATCGTTTTGATCTCCTGGGCCGTGGCAAATCTGGTTGCGACCGCGCAGGCTGTGGTTTCACGATATCGGCGCGTATTTCACACAAATAAGCCGTAAGCTCGGCCAGCTTCGCAATATTCGACGCGCCACTCAGCTGCCGGCCAACCGTTGCAACGGGCAATTTCGTGCCAACGGTAAGTAGAAACCGGCGCTTGCCTATCGTTTGGCAAGACAATATGGCAAACGCCGTCGCGACGCACTTGGTGCCACAGGGACCATACCCCTGCTAATGCCCATGCATGAAAGCCTCCATCTCCTCCAGGGTATGGGCAACGTGATGCGACGCTGATCTTGCTGATGGCATGGGCCGAGCTGGCTGACGTCATCGAAATCTTGGGATCACCAAACGCTCTTTCGAGTAGATCGCCAGGCTTTCAGAACGCCTCGCAACCCACGTCATAGCGGAGCGTGGCAATGTTAGGATCGTCGGGCTTCGTCGGGTCTAACGTCACTGTCGTTACGTCCATGCGACCGCTTGCCCGATCAATATGGCCCCTGATGCTGATGCTGAAACCGTACTCGACCATTTGCCTTCCGCCGAAGTTGATGCTGGCCTGATCGACATTGTAGATGGGAACGACATAGCCCAAAAAGAACACGGTCTGGTCATCGAAGTTCACGACCACGCTGGTTTTTTGCGACGCCTCCATGTTCTTTGGTTTATTAGCACCGTACGTCGCGGTGAGCGTTCCATCGCATGACAGCGTGATCACCTTCGGCTCGTTCTCGGCAATAGCTCGAGCGTACTGTCCGGCAGTCGAGAGAAGAATGAGCAGAACGGTGCTGATCGGGCGCATGGTCTTGGCGGCCAGTGAAGTCAGTGATTTCCTATCCCCGTTCCCTAGGCCTCCCTCTCGAGGCCCCCATAGGTAAGAGACGCCCACGGATGATCGTCACTGGTGTTGCTAGCGACCGGGAATAATTCCCCCCTATGACAAATCAATCCCTCAAGAGGCAATCTGCTTTCAGTGGAGGGAGCCATGATTGATGCGCTGTTTAATGTTGCTGTCTTCGCGACGCTGGGTCTGTGCATTGTCGGGTTCAGTGCGTGGGCGCATAAGCGAGTTCCGTAACGCACATAAAGTAAAAAAACACCTACGTGGCGGAACAACCCTTCGACGCTATCGTTCACAGTCACGCGCCGGGTGAGCCCGCAGCCCCTCACCCTCAATCGCCCGGCGTCGGACCCCGGCTGCACTAGCGGTTGGGGTTCATTCTTTTCAGGCCCCAAGAGTTCTGGCTAAAAGCAACAGCCCAGCTAATTCAACCGACCGCCATCTTGTGGCTTCAGGACTTGCACAATTCGGGATGAGGATTTGATGGTTCCGGTGGTTGGGGATGAGGGGTCGTCTTCAGTGTGCTCTAAGGGGCCGTCTCAGTTGACGGCCTCTTTCAGTTTCGACACCTCCATCCGAACTGACCGCCGCATGGTCGTCAATTTCGCCACAAGAAAGGAACGCCGATGACGCTTTCGCGTTGTCGCTATGGTTGGGGAGGCGTTCCTGCGTGTCAAATTCGGATCAGTATCGCCGCCTCGCTCGAGCGTGCCTAGAGTTGGCGCGCAGGGCCGAAGATGAGCGAGCGCGGCCTTCGCTGCTACACATGGCACAAGTGTGGTTTCGTTTGGCAGAAGAGTGCGTAAGCGAGGTTGACGAAAGACAATCGACCGGGAGCTAACGCTTTTTATCTGCCTCCGCAGCCACCATTCGCCAAGCCTCAGCCATCTCTTCCAAGATCTTGCGATGGCCATCTGCCTTGGTCTGCTTAGCCAAGCGATTGCATTCCTCCGCAAACTCGCGATATTGCGCTGACGTTTCCAGATATTCCGCTGACGTTTCCATGTAGCACCCATCGAGAGGGTGTTCCTAATGCGGCCGGGGACATGAGGCACGCAGATTGCGACGGCCTAACGAGGGCCTCGCGCAAAGTGTTTGATATTTGCAAGGCGAGGGAACTCGACATGGCGAGTTATTTGGAAAGAGGGAGCAGGGATGTTCTGGCTCTGGGTGGCGCTGACCGGCCAGTACCTTTGCCTTCCAGGACCCACCGGCTCGCAATAGTCAGACCCCGGAGACCAATCCCTCCGGGGTCGGGGGGACGAGGCGAGCCGCCCCCTTGGTTCGTCGAGGAAGCAAAGAGCCGCGATGGCGATCGGCTTCATACTGGGCCGGATCTGGCAAATCCGGTGTGACTTGGAGGAAGCAACGCGGCGGCGGTTTTACTGCACCACCCATCGCCCGCATCCCGCGCCCTTGATCTCTTACAGGCTGGACAATCGAGATTCGTCGAAAAGGCGGGAGGGGACGGGTGATCCATTTTCGACTGTTACTTTGCCCCGCATGCGTGCGGCGTCACGTCGGCAAATATTTGCAAGTCTTCGCCAAAGTGCGCGAACGCGTGATTATCGACGGCGATTGCCTGTCGGCCTGCACGTCGGTGCTCGGGCCAGTCCCGTCCAACCAAATCAGTGCGACACCGCGCGGCTGCTTCGGTTTCCACGCCCCCTCAATGCCAAATAACGACGGACGCCTAGTCACCAGCGCGGCTACGCAGGCGCTGTGGGGTATCTATCCCGCGTCGGTGCGTCGCTGGATCATTCAGCATGGCGGCTTGACCCGCCAGATGATCTACATGGAAGGCAGCTCCCTTGATGGGATCGTAGCAACCTGCGTCCCAATCTTGCGTGCGGCCCGCACGCGCAGGCACAGCGGTAGGGCCAAAGCTGCGTACCTAGCGTCTGCCTAGCAATTTGAACGCGGGCATAAGTATTTTTTGCAAACCTGATAAACAGTTATATTGAAGTAGGCTCAGCCTATACCATTGGCACCCAGATGCTCGTCGGTCGACTCCGTGCGCAATCTCCTTTGAAAATCAACGTACTCTGCTGAGCGAATCTTTGAATACGTGAAAGTCTGCAGCCTCTACGGCGCGGGCTTTTACTACAT